ATGCGCCTGTTGCCCACGACCTGGCACTAACAGCGGGCGGCGAACTGGTGACTTTTGAACCTGCTGGTTTCAGGCTTACGGTTCCTGGCCAGAATGACCAAGGTGTGGCATCAATGAACATCGCGCTGGATAACATCGATAAGAGACTAGGTGACTTGGTTCAAGGGTTTGCTGAGTCAGGTCAACAGATGGTACTGGAATACAGGATCTACTTACTTTCGGACCCAACCACACCCCAGAATGATCCACCCCTAGAAATGGTGATGTCTGGTGTGAAGACCAACCTCTTTACCGTATCGGGATCAGCCACTTTCGCTGACATCGTAAACATGAAATTTCTCACTCAAAGGTACACAACCGCAAGGTTCCATGGACTTAGTAACTAAAGATGAAACACATTCAACTAATAGGTAAGCCATGGGTAGCCAACGCACGCGGGCCTGACAGTTTTGACTGTTGGGGCCTTGTGCGCCATTGGTACGGGGCTGAGCTTGGGATCAAGCTACCGGACACACCAGTGAGCGCCATCGACTTGGTGCTTGTCGCCAAAGAGATGCAAAGCGCCATCAAGAGTTCACTCTGGGAAGAGGAAACCACTTGGGAAGACAATCAAGTTGTGGCAATGGGTCGCAACAAGATTATAACCCATGTCGGCGTGCACATGGCAGGAGGGTATGTCTTGCACTGTTCCAGAGAGGCGGGCGGCGTAACCGTTCAAACAATTTCACAGCTGCAGAGGAAGTGGCGCACTTTAAAAACTTACAAATACATAGGATGATTCACGTTGTAGATATTAAAAACCCTTTCGATCTCCTTGACGGACTAACTCACCACAAGCTGGAGAGTGCTTCCAGCGTTTGGGATGTGCTTGGGCAGATAGGGTGGACCAGCATTGACCATGCGATCACCATAACCATCAACAATGAGGAGCTGCCTTTGGAGCGGTGGGATGATCCCATCGCTGATGGAGCACACATTGGCATTGCCCCAAAGGTACAAGGCGCAATTACCTTCTTGGTTATAGCCATCGTTGCAATTGTTTCGGTGGTGGTAGCTCTAAGCTTCACGCTCAAACCTCCTGGCGCGGTACAAGGGAACCAAGCAGACCCGGTCTTCTCTTTGAAAGGGCAGACTAATCAAGTAAAACTCAATGGTCCTATTGAGTCTCTGTTCGGAGACGTGCGCCACTGGCCTACCCAAGGCGCACTGGCATACACCAAGTACATCGACCAAGACGCTTGGCAGTTCAGTCTTCTGTGTGTGGGGCAAGGGGAGTATGTTGAGAAGGCCATGCTCATTGAAGATACACCTGTGGCAGATTTCACAGATGTTGAAGCGGTCCTTTATGGACCAGGTGAAACAGTTGACCTCTTCCGCGATAACGTAGAGACGAGTGATGAAGTTGGAACCGTTGAGCTGTTCGGCCCAAACGAGAATGATTACCCTGTGCCAGATGGTTGGTTTACCGTTGTGGCTAACAGTGCTTTTACCCGCGCTGACATATTAGAATTTGACATCACAATGCCAAAGGGTCTTTTCCGCCAGAGTAAGAAAGGGCGCATTAAAGATGCAAATGTGCAAGTGGAATTTGAGTATATCGAGGTTGCTGATGATACAGAGGCAACTGAGATTGGAACATGGGCAGTCCTCCAGAACATAAGCAAGACTAAGAGGACCACCACGCCTTTGAGGTATTCATTCTCATCACCTGTTACACCAGGTAGGTACAAGGTACGCGGAAGGCGCACAAGCGTTCTTTCTCGTGACCCCCAAATCACGCACACAGTGGTATGGGAGTCTCTAAGAGCCTACTTGCCGAACGTGGGCGAGTACGGCGATGTCACCATGATGGCAGTTAAGGCCCGTGCCACAGCCAATTTGAACGACCAATCAAAGCGCAAGTTCAATGTTCGTGTCATAAGAAAGCTTCCTATCTGGTCGGCTGGCTCAGGATGGTCAGAGCCTACAGCGACCCGCAACCCTATTTGGGCTTTCTGCGAAATCTTTAGGGCAGAGTATGGTGCTCGCCTTGCTGACAAGTACCTGCACTTAGAATCACTGGCTGCAGTTGCTGCCCAACTGGAGATTGAGGGCAAGTGGTTTGACTGGACCTATGACACCGCGCAAACAGTCTGGGAAGCGGCCAAATTGTGCTGTACCTCGTTCCGTGCCATCCCTCTCTTAGACATTGGTAGGATCTATGTTCAGGAAGACAGACCCAAAGAGGTGGTACAGCATCTGTTCAATAACCAGAACATTATTGCAGACTCTTTTGAGCGTGATACTTCATTGGCACGCGCAGAGGACATTGATGGCATCATAATTGAGTACACCGATTATGTAACGTGGAAGGTTGAAACCGTGGATTGCCTGCTTCCGGGATCGGAAGGGCGCAACATGAAGACCATAACTCTTGCGGGTGTGACCGACCGTGACCGAGCGTTCAGGGAAGGTATGTACATGCTCTCTGTTAAGCTGAAGCAGCGCCAACAGTTGACTTTCCGTACAGGTGTGGAAGGATTCATCGCCACACACTCTGACCTAGCCAAGGTTGAATTTGATACGGTCGCAGTTGATACCACCTATGGTGGGTCTATCCTTCTTGTTTCTGGGGACAGACTATCATTGCAGCTGGATCAAGAAGTTGAGCTTACAGAGGGCGACGACCTGTTGACAGTGCGCGGCAAGGACGGAACCCCTTATGGTCCGTACACCGTGACCCAAGGCCCTTCTTCTGACACAGTGATTCTAGGTACTCCTATCACGGAAGAGATAGCCTTTGGCAATATGATCAGTGACCCGCTGTTCATCATTGGTAAGCCAGTAACATTCGGAACTGACTGCTCCGTTACCGAGCTTAGACCAGGTAGTGATGACACAGTCGAAGTCACAGCGATGGTGTACACGCCTGAGATATATGCCTACGATGCCGCTACAGCACCAGCGAAGTCAGATTCAGGCATCCCGATCCCCGCTATACCTTTGCCGGTTGTAACTGGCATAGACATCGCTTTCCTTGCCACCGAACTGTATACCATAACTTGGAATGCTGCTACCAGCGCGGAATACTACGTTATCCAAATATCCAGCGACGACCTAGAGATAAACGATCCTCTCAAGGAATGGCAGCATGCAGGCGTATCCCCTATAACCAGCTTTGAGGCAACAATACTGACCGAGACTGCTTATGTAAGGGTCGCGGGCGTAAACACTGGACAAGGGCCTTGGGCAACGTACTCTCAGTTTATGGAAGGCGCAACCAGAATCACCCCAGCAGGAGTGTGCCGCGTAACGCCGGACGGGCTCAGAAGGGCAATCAGAACAATTTAACCAACACAGAGGACACAATACTATGGCTGACGAACTTATAACAATAGCAGAACTACCAGACTTCACTTTACCAGTGGACGTATCAACAACTTTCATGGAAGTTGAAGACAACATAGATTCAGAAAACCCGGTGGCGCGTAGACTGTTGCTGCAGGACATCCCAAACCTCTTCTCAGGTGACATCATCGTTGTTGCTAAAGAGGCTGATCTCGGCACGCCTGTTGGCGGCGTCATCACGCTCTTGGCAAACACAGCCTACCTTGTCACAACAAGCATCAGCACAGCGAGCCAGTTGGCAATGTCTGAAGGTACGGCCCTCTTTGGCTATGCTCCAACCGTCTCAGGACTCACATACACTGGTACTCAAAGCGCCTTTATAGTCGCTGGTGCAATCGCGTTCAGCATCGCACGGATGACTATCACCACCGCAGCTGCTAAGCGTGCCATTGATTACACTGGTACTGGGGCGCCTGCGGGGAGTCTGCTCTATATCCGAAACTGTATGATCCACACCGGCTCAGGGCTGTACCTGACTGATGCGGGTATAATCTTGGCCGATACGGTTATCATAGCTACCAGTGCAGGGATCTCTTTCTTTGGCTCCAACACGTCTTTTATATCGATGTCAACTTGCCAAATCGTATCTTCTGGCAGTTGCATCGATTTCGGATCAACTACTTTAGTTGAAGTAAACCTCAGAGTCTCCAACCTTACCACAACGGGGATCGGGTACTGCATTGAGGGTGTGGCCTCTAGTGGGAACATCCCTGCTGGCAACATAGCAGAGTTTAGAGACACAGACTTCGCTCCTGCGATCCCTGCAAACGCTCTTCAAGGGATAGTCGAAGATGATATCCGTTATGAGTTTGTAGGCTGCACCGGCGTAGAGAACACAGTGCGTGGTGCCAGTAACTACCTGGGATCACCTAGGACAGTGCCCATTGTATCGGCTACTGTTTTTGAGGTAGTTGACGGTGGAGATTGGATCACAGAATCAGATAGCCACTTCAGCGTTGCCTCTGATGGGTCAATTGAGTATTTAGGTGAGCTTCCAAGAAGGTTTATCATTGGTATGAACGCTGCAGTCTCCAAGATAGGTGGAGGCTCAGACGTTATTGAACAGCGTATTGGAATCAGCACTGATGGCGGCACCACATGGTTAGCTGAACCACGTACAGGGATGGTAACACAGTCCAGCGACCCGACCGGAGTATTCTCACAAGGCCAGTTCCTACTTAACCAAGGTGACAAGCTCACTAGTATGGTTGCGAACATGGGCTCAACTTCTGATGTGCTGGTAGATAGGTCTTCAGTGCTTGTCAATAGTGTATAAGCTTTTACAATAAATTGACACATCCCCTATACGTTATTAGGTCTTGCTTAAACACCTGTAAACGGGTTTATTGTTGCGCTATGGCACACACACAAGAACAACTTACTCTACGGAATGATCTAATCAAACTACTCTGCAGCATGATAACCGCACTAGGTATGGTGGTTCTTGTTCCATTGCTGACATGGGTTCTACTGAACTCCGTTGACCATGGCACCCGCCTCACGTCCCTTGAGACGTGGCGCGGGGACGGTAGACGATACACCCCGGAAGATGCGCAGAAAGATTACGGGATCATTATCGAGAAGATCAGTTTGAACTTTGCGGGCGACCTTGAAACCCAGCTGGAACTAAAAGAGTTCAAAGCATACGCCACATATAAGAGAGTGCCGGACGCAAACTAGGACTTGTTCTTTCTGGCCCTTGCGAGATCCTGTAGATTCTTAATGCAACTCAGTGTTCCCGATTGGCCTTCAGCTCTTTCACGGATAGCTTCAACGGCGGCATCATCAATGGTGCCAGGGCAGAGCAAGCGGTAAATAAGTGTTTCATGCTTCTGCCCCATGCGCCCGAGTCGGGCATTATATTGATCATAACCATCTGGTGAGTACGTTGGGGAGAACCAAACAATGATCCTGCCGCCATCCTGCAGACCGTCAACACCGTGGCCGATTGAGAGCGGGTGAGCTACCAACATTTTAATCTTACCAGCGTTCCAGCGTTCAATAGAGTCATCTTGAAACATTTCTGCTTCCGGGAATGCTTCCATGATCCGTGCGTTCTCGTGCTTAAAGCTTGTGGCAACCAAGATAGGTTCATTGGGGTGCTGCTTCCGTACCTTCATGAGTGCTTTGATCTTGGCATCATGTACAAAGCCCACGTCCTTGTTCTCGTCATAGACAGCGCCGCTGGTGATCTGTAAGAGCTTAAATACACGGACACCAAGGTTGACAGCGACAATCTCGTTGCGGTCCAGCTGAGTAAGGAACTCTTTCTCCATCTCTTTGTAAGCTTTCAACGCCTTGGCAGGGAGTGGTACGTCAACATCGATCACCACAGTCGGTGGGATGTCGAGGTAGTCTTCACTGCGGAGCACAAGAGCCATGTCTGCAAGCTTGGCGTCAATCTTTTCAGCTGTACCTGGTTTGTCTATCCACTTGGGGTGTTCAGAACGAGGGTTGTCAGGCTCAAGGTATGCACCTTCAAAGGCTGAGTAAACTTTGCCCAGTCTCTTGCCACCATCAAGCAGACGGATGGGCGCGAAGAGATCCTTGTATCCTGCGGGGCGTGGTGTGCCGGTCAGGCCCCACCGATACTTGAAATGTTCTGCGTATTGCAGGAGGAGGTTAATTCGCTTTGACTTCGGGCTCTTTGCCTTGGACAACTCATCAATAATCAAGTGGTCAACCGGCATCTGGGTCTTGCGCCTGCCTACCATACAAGCTTTCACGAACTGTGGGATACGCTCAAAGTTGAGCAGGTAAATGTCTGCGCTTCCATCGTGCCAAGCTTGGATGCCCTCTGGTGTCCTGAGCAGTGCGATCTTCATCCAATTGAATTGGTTCCACTTCTTGATCTCACGCGGCCAAGTCCAAGTTGATACCCTATTGGGGGCAATGATCAAGGCACCACGAGATTGACCCTCAACCATCATCTCTTGGATGGCGGCGAGGGTCATAACTGATTTGCCCAGACCCATGCCCGCGAACAGCGCTGCCGCTTCGGGGTGCTCTAAGAGCCAATCAATACCAAGCTCTTGGTATGGTTTAGGCTTGAAGTCCATCTGTGGCCTCTTCGTAGAGTTCAATAATGCGCTTCTTCTGCACAAGCGTGATCGTCCGAAGGTTTTTAACATTCTTCAGCCAGATGAGGTAGGAGTCCTTGTGGGAACCATTTGCCACCATTATGGCAGCGAGCTTTTTATAATCTTCAAGTGTACTTTTCATGTGTGAGTTGTGTTTGTGTGTATAAAGGTTTCCTCCGTCGATTCACACGACCCTGGCCCTAACCAGTTTGAGGCCCCACCAACGACTAAGTTATGGCTGCCTAGAGGGAGATTAATTAAATTTTATGAGGTTGTACAGACTGAGTCGATGAGACTTTTGCCATCCTCTAGTTGGTTGTTTATGTAATCACGTGCCGCTGACAATTCAGCATTGTAGTCTGACCCACCTTTTGTGTGGAAAAGGTATTTAAAAGTGTACCCTTTGTTCAATGCACACTCCCCCTCAGTCTTGGAATCGTTGAGCCACTCGACCTCCCAATCTCCATTCTCTACCCAGTTACCTGTGACCACCAGTTGGGGTTCTGTGTCTGTGGGGCCAAAGATACGTTTCCCTTTAGTGCTTGTTGCGTCTCTATTGAATGTGATTTCTTGTTCCATTTTTGTATTTCTGGTTTATGATGTTGTGCAGACTGAGTCGATGAGACTTTT